AAAAAAATCATTGGTTGAAGAAGCTCTTTTACAAATGAAGAATTTGGAAAATGTAGTTTCTGAAAACGCAAAGGGAATACTTGCTTCTACAATGAAGGAAGAAATCGAAGAATTAGTAAAAGAGTCTTTATTTGAAGAGACTGACGAAGAAATGATGGCAGATGAATCTTACAACACAGAAGGTACTCACATGGGTATGTATGAAGATGAAGACGAAGATTCTATGACTATCGACATGACAGCATCTGACGACGCTGGTGATGAAATGTCTATGACAGATGATATCACTATGATGGGAGATGATGATGACATGATGGGTGATGAAATCGAACCTTTAAACATGGTAGGTGCATCAGACGAAGAATTAATGAAAATTGTTATGGGAATGGGTGACGACGACAGACTTATTGTTCAAAAAATGGATGATGAGTTAGATATCGACGTTTTAAACCAAACAGACACAATGACATTTCCATTAGGTGGTGGTGAAGACTTATCAGAACCATCAATGGACGATGATGATTCTACTGATGAACTAGCAGAAGAAGTTGTTTATGAAATTGAAATCTCTGATGATGATGAAGATGGAATGGGTGACTATGATGATGAAAAAGAAGGTATGATGGAATCTAAAGAAAAAACCTATGTAGGTGTAGGTATGGGTAAAGGACCTGGTAAGGTATCGTACAAGGGTGAAAACATTCACAAAGGACCTCATGGTAAATCAGCACCTGAAGCTAAAAAATACGTTAAAGGTGAATTCAAAGAAGGTCAAGGTTATGATGACCATGAAGATGAAAAAGAAGGAATGAAACATGGGGCGTTATCTAAGAAAGATTTAAAATCAATGAAATCAAGAAGAGATGATGCTGGTTTTGAGACACGTGAAGATGAAATGAAAGAAGCTTCAAGAACTTATGGTAATGGCTCAAGAAATTATCCTGAAAGAGGTCTTCCAAAAATGAAAGTTGTTACTAACAAAGCTTTAGAAGAAGAAGTTAGAGTTTTAAGACTTAAAAACGAAGAATACAGAAAAGCATTGAACATCTTTAGAGAAAAACTTAATGAGGTAGCGGTTTTCAATTCAAACTTGGCGTACGCAACTAGATTGTTTACAGAACATTCTACAACTAAACAAGAAAAAATAAACATTATGAGACGTTTCGATAACGTCGAAACAATCAAGGAATCAAAAAATCTTTATTCACAAATAAAAAATGAATTAGGTGGTAAAGAAACTGCAGTTGTTAAAGAATCTATCGTAGAATCTATAGATAGAACACCAACTAAAGGTTCAACAAACTTGGTTGAAAACAAGACATATGAGAATCCACAATTCTTAAGAATGAAAGATTTGATGTCAAAATTAAACAAATAAACTAAACAAAATTTAAAAAAATAAAAAAATGGGAGCATTATTAGAATCAGGTCTTGTTGGTAACATCGGTCTTAAGCACCTTAAGGTTATCAAAGAAGATACAATTAACAAATGGGACAGACTTGGGTTCCTAGAAGGTTTGAGAGGTCATGTTAAAGAAAACATCGCTCAACTTTACGAAAACCAAGCATCACACTTAATAAACGAAGCTGCTAGTACATCTTCAGACGGTTCTTTCGAAACGGTTGTATTCCCAATCGTAAGAAGAGTTTTCTCTAAGTTGTTAGCTAACGACATCGTTTCTGTACAAGCAATGAACTTACCTATCGGTAAATTGTTCTACTTTGTACCTAAAATTCAAAACTACCAAACAGGAAATAACAGTGGTATTGACCCAACAAATGGTGGACAACACTACGCACCTTACGGAGCACCTAACGGTCCTTCATCACCTGACTCAGGTTATGATTCTACGGCTAAAAACTTGTATGATAGATTCTACGAAGGTAACGAAGCTGCGTTAGACCCTCCAGGATTGTTTGATTATTCTAAAGGTCAGTTTAGTGCTAGAACAGTTACTGCTTCAACAGTAGTATGGAATGGTACTCAATTAACACCTTCAGGATATGCGGCTAGTACTGAATTTAGAAAAGTTTTAATTGGAATGTCAGGTTTCAATTACGCTGGCGAAGGTAAATTAATAGGTCCTAACGGTAACGAAATGGATACTGAAGAATTCTTGTCTTCATTAACAGTACAACAGAATACAGGTACTCAAGCTATGGGTGTAACTAATGGTTTCTCAGGTACAACTGCAGGTAGTTCATTAGGTTCAGGTAATTTGTTATTTAGAGTAGTAACTCAAAAATATGGTAAAGGTATTGTTCAATACGGTTCTTCATACCAAACAACCTTCCCAACTGACGGTAACGGTGGTTCTTACGACAACATCTGTTCACAAGATGGTGTTATTTACTTGGAAATTGATACTCAAGTACCATGTTCAGTAGGTGCAGGTTCTTTAGACGGTTACTCAGGTATTACAACAAATGCTAACATATCATCAATTAACGTATTCACTTGTACTTATAGAATTTACAAAGAATTGGAATTTGAAGACCAAATTGGTGAAGTTTCATTTGACCTTGAGTCTGTAACAGTATCAGTTACTGAAAGAAAATTAAGAGCTCAGTGGTCACCTGAATTAGCTCAAGACGTTGCAGCATTCCACAACATTGACGCTGAAGCTGAATTGACGGCTTTATTGTCTGAACAAGTTGCGGCTGAAATCGACAGAGAAATCTTGAGAGATTTGAGAAAAGGTGCAGCATGGACTTTGAGATGGGATTACAACGGTTGGAAAAGAGGTACAACTGCAAATCCATTAACACAATACACACAAAAAGATTGGAACCAAACGTTGATGACAGCAATTAACCAATTGTCAGCTCAAATCCACAAATCTACTTTGAGAGGTGGAGCTAACTGGATTGTTGTTTCTTCTGAAATCAGTGCTATCTTTGATGACTTGGAATACTTCCACGTTTCAAACGCAGCTCCTGAACAGGACCAATACAACATGGGTATTGAGAGAGTTGGTACATTAGCAGGTAGATACCAAGTTTATAGAGACCCTTATTTCCCACCAAACACATTGTTGTTGGGTCATAAAGGTAACTCATTGTTAGACACTGGTTATGTATACGCACCTTATGTTCCTCTACAGTTAACTCCAACAATGTATAACCCATTCAACTTCACACCAATCAAAGGTATCATGACAAGATACGCTAAGAAGATGGTTAACAACCGTTTCTACGGTAAAGTGACTGTTGATGGTGTTAGAACATTTGATTTGAGAGAATTGAGATAATCTAACATATCTAACTATAAAAAAAGGGACGATTATTCGTCCCTTTTTTCGTTTACATCCGATTGATTTTCATTCGGTGAATACAGTTTTCTAATACATTTAGAAATTAATTCTGACTCCTCTAATGTATAAACACCTTGTCTATTAGCGTGTTTTACAGAATTTATTAAAAAATAGATAGATTGTTCTTTATTTAAAGAATCTAATAATGTTTGAAATTCTTCGTCATTTTTAAATTTAAAAATATCAAAAATATTATAATTAACCATAGTTTGAAATATTTATATAATGATAGAATTAAAATGTCAAAAGATAAAGTAATATACAAGGATATAAAATCAAATGATTTTACTGTTTGGGAAAATATAAATGAAGCTACGGTATCAGGTGGTTCTGGTAGTTATAAACCGCCAATTAGTCCTGGTCTAATGGATTGGGAAAAAAATGCTTTATCACCTTTTATCGTACCAATCTCAAAATATGAAAGTGCTGAAGTTAATTACGATAGTTTAGATGGAATAATAGATTCAAAAAACGTAAAAACAAAAGAACATATAGCACATAAAATGGCTAAAAAACTTAAACACAAATTTCAAGGAGTTGATAGTGATGGATTGGGAGATGGTGATAACGCTGGCGGTGAATCAGGCGGTAGTGTATCTGAACAAATTTTAAATTTAGTTAATTTGCTCACTGAAGATTTGGCGGTTTGGTTTGGAACTAAGAAAAAACCAAAAGGAAGTAAACAACCAAAAGGTCCTTGGGTTAATATTTGTAGAAAAGTAGATGGTAAACATCCACCATGTGGAAGACCTGATACGTCTAAGGGTGCATATCCAAAATGTAGAGCGGCGGGTGTTGCAGGTAAAATGTCTGACTCACAAAAAAAATCTGCGTGTTCACAAAAAAGGAAAGCGGAGAAAAAAGACACACAAACAGGTAAAGGTCAAAAACCAATATATACATCTTATAAACCAAAAAAAGAAAGTATATTAAGTAAAAGCGTGATTTCTGAAAAGTTTAAAGTTGAACCACATGAATATATTAAACTTTTTGAAAATGATGATTTTTTACTAGTAATACCTTTGACGTTTGACGCATCATGTAAATATGGTGCGGGAACAAAATGGTGTACAACATCTAAAGATAGTGATGATATGTTTAAGAAACATAATAGAATGGGTTCTTTAGGTTATATAATAATAAAAAATAAAGAATTACAAGCCAAATTAGAATCTTCTAAATTTGGTATGTATATAAACAAACCAGGTGAAAATTACTTAGGTGGTAGATATCCATCACCACAAGGAATTATTTTTTATAACGATATTAATGACCCAATGGATTCTAACAAAATCATGAACTTATTTGACAAAACAGATAAGTACGGTCAATTAATGAATATAATTAGAAAATTTACTGATTATAGTGAAGATAAATTTAAAAAAATTGACGATTTAAAAATCAATTAACAATAAGGTGGTGAACACCTTTTTTTTCCGTCTAATCCTTTAATTTTACCTTTACATACTTGAATTGCATATCCATTAGCGTACGCAGAAGGGTAAACATCAAATTTTGCTTTCGCAGCCGATTTGCCTCTACTACAAAGTTTTGTTCCTGATTTCTTTTTTCCTTCATGTACCATTAATCTTTCAATAACTTCCTTTGAAAAAACTGATGGGTCATCGTGAAGTGGTTTCATTTCTTTTTGAACTTTTTCTATATTATCAATAAAATAAATTGCTCTAGCGGCATTAGTTAGTGTTCCTAATAATGGAACATCTAAATCTTGTGGAATGTACTCCTGAATTGTATCAATAAGCTCTTCTATTGTCATCTTCAAAAGTAATGGTGCGATACCCGACGCTAGAGAACCTAAAGGTCCTGTTGGAGTTAGCTCAACAAAACCTTGTAAAGTATCAATAACGTCTACTTCCAAATCGTTTCTAATATCTAACATTTCTTCTTTTAGACTCTCATAGTTTAATTCCATTTCAGGACCTAATAATTGATTTTTTAAATTTTCAAATCTTTGAAGAGTTTTTTCTATTTCATTGTAGTTTTTCACTAACGAGGCAATTACTAATGGGTCGCCTAAAACGTCAACAGCACCTGCGGTTTGTCTAGCTAAGTCACCCACAAAATTTGATATGGTGCTCCAAAAATCGAATGATTCTTTTACTATTTGTTTTTTCATTTCTTATTTACTATTTCAAATTTAAGTTGTCTTTTATAAGTATCTACTTCTCCCGAAGAAAGAACTTTTATGTCTACAAAATATTGGTTTGGAACTTTATCTTTTGTATCAAAGATAAAATAATATTCATTTGATGTTTGATTTATTCTAGTCCAATCTTG